GTGCGTATATGGGATTGGTACCCTGATATGACGGTGACAGACCATAGTAACATGAGCGGCTCTTTTCAGCGCCATATCATGACAAAGCATGATCTCCGTATGCTAATGAAGCGAGATGATTTTTACTCGGATATGATAAGAGAGCATCTAAAGATCAAGCCTCATGGCGATTACGTAGCGTTAAACTGGGAAGTCGATCTGCAGGTTATTGAAGTGCAAGCCGGTAGTGGTAAGTCCGGAACGCGGGTATCGACTGCGACTGACGCGGCTGATTCTTCGCGTGCTACTAATAGGCAGTTGGGCAAGAAGTATGAAGTCATCGAATACTGGGGCTACGTAGATGGAGAAGATCTTGCTGCATGTGGTCTGGAGGTTGATGATGTCGCGCTAGAATATGCGGCAAATGTCTGGATGCTTGGTACAAAGCCCATAAAGGCAGAGTTATACGATGGCGCGTTGCATCAGTATAAGACCTTTTATTACGAGAAAGACGAGACCTCCATATTTGGCGAGGGGCTGGCGCGTGTTATGAGGGGTTCCCAGATAGCTATCGCTGCTGGCGCTCGTATGGTACTGGATAACGCTGCAGTCGTTGCCGGTCCACAGGTCGAGGTTCGGAGATGAGGAAACTACTTTGCCTACATGGATGATTGGGCAGATGGTCAATAATGAGACAGCGCAAGCCACGTCCGGTCGCTTGGCCACTATCACGGTTTCCATTAAAGACATTGTTAAGAACTTCGATACGTTCACTGAGGGGATTATACGAGGCCTATACGCATGGAACATGGAGTTCAACCCTCGGACTGATATTAAAGGGGACTATACCTGTAAGGCCAGGGGCGTTTCCTCTCTTGTAATGAAAGAGATTCGTATGCAAGCGCTCGATCAGTTAACGACTACATTAACGCCTGAAGAGCGGGAATACATACCCACACGTGAATTCCTTAAAGATAAGCTATCAGCACATGATATCTTCATTGAACTTCTCACCGAACAAGAGGTAGCGGAGAAGAGGAAACAGATAGCAGAGTCCGATCAGGCGAAACTTGATATTGAGCGGCAGCGTGCAGAGATCGATTACAAGAAAGCACAGTCGCTTAGTCAGCTATCAAAGGCTAAGAAGACTAACTCGGAGAGTATATCAATAGCTCAGGAGGAGGAAGAGGGTAGTGTAGTATCAGATGAGCAGCAGATTGAAGCTCAACGGATAGAGAATGAAAGCGGGACAGAAGATATACGTCGGAAAAACGAAGCGCATAATGTAAAAATGGCGTCAGATGTGCTACTGACATCCGCTAAGTTGGAGGGGGGTAAAAAGGATGCTGGATGATAAAATAAAAATGGCTCAGTTGATAGCGGATCTGAATGCTTCTCAAAGTGAGCCGGGTATGAGGCATTTAGTCAAGGTTCTCGATGCGATTACTGAGGAGTTACGGGGTGATAACGATACAGCGGAAGACAAAGCCTTGTACCGTAATCAAGGGGAGATTCGAGGTTACAACAGATTGAAGGAGTACATCCTACGCGGATTACCAACAGGGTCCTCGGAAAAAAGTTCTTGACATTTAATTGTTATTTTAATACAGAGAGATAGACGCTATGAGTGGTCCAGCTGCTAAAGAGGAAAAACCGAATGAGATAATGCTGGATCGTCAGTTAATTATTGAGATACTAAAGACACTTGAGGGACTAAAGAGGGTTTTACAATCGTGCTTAAAAAAAGAATAGTCTAACACTCAAAGCAGTTATGAGGCTAAAGGCAAATAGCGGAGTTAATTCCGTTATTTGCTTTTTTTTTTGGCAAATCTTAAGTAGGGAGGGCAGGAACAATGGCAGGTAAGGTAATCGATGACGGAGGGGCGTCGGGTACTGCAGGAATCGAGGAACCGATAGAAGATGAGTTTGAAGCGGCTTTCGATAGCGCTGAGACAGGGGTAGACGAAGCTGACCATGGGACGGCAGCTGTCGAGACTGTTGTGGTAGTTGATCCGGATGACGAAACAGTGGTAGTGGACGATGCGGGTACAGCCGCAACAGCAGCTCCGGATACCTCAGTCGATGTCGATGACGAGGATTTTGAGCAAAAGTGGAAAACGTTACAAGGAATACACAAGCACGATAAAGGTTCATGGGACACTGAAAAAGCGACTTTATTGCAACAGGTTGAAGATGCAAAGAAAGTGGTTTCAACGGTAGCCCCGTTAGATACAGCAGGTACAGCAGGTACACAGAAGACAGCAGCGCAACAGGCCTTTGTTGATTCCCTTACTGAAGACCAGAAGGACCAACTAAAGGAGTACGACCGAGAGTTCGATGTTGTCTCTAAGATGGAAGGCTTAAAACGTAAAGTTGAGTTTGACAAATTACGTGGCGAGATGACGGAGTGGAAGGAAGGTGTCTTAGCAAGGATCGATGAGCAAGGCGCGTTGATTGACCCCGTTCTGCAACGGACGGAGGTGGTTGAAGAGGGTATCCATTTTAATAAGATTAAAGACGTTCACTCGGATCTGGATGAACACAGAGACAGTGGGGCGCTGTTAACATGGATCGAATCGAAACCCAATTACCTCAAAACCTCGATGTTAGAAACGTATAACAACGGCGAGGCTGACGATGTGATTGAACTGATCACGGATTTCAAAACGGAGAATAACATTAACACGCCAGAGAATGAAGAAGATGATCCTTTAAAGATTGCTGCGAATGAATTGAAAGAGAAACGGCGTAAAAAGAAAGAAGCGCTGAGAGCAGTTAAAACTCGGCCTAATGCAGTTAATGTTGCTAAAGCTGCAATAGACGATTATGAAGGAGCATTCGAAGAAGCCTCTGGCACAGAATAGGAGGATCTACGTATGGCTATGACAATCTACGGGGATATAACCCCGCGAACCGCTGCGTATGTCGCAGTTGATCTACTCAAACGTGCGATGCCTTATCTTGTCCTTGAAAAGTTTGGTCAGGCCAAAAGCTTACCAGGCAATAAGACTCAGGCGATGAAGTTCAGGCGTTACAATTCACTCGGACTCAGGACAACCCCTCTCGTTGAAGGCGTGACCCCGGCGTCCGAAAAACTTACGGCAACCGACATAACCGCGACCCTTTTCCAGTACGGTGGTCTTGTTGAGATATCTGATCTCGTGGCAGATACGCACGAAGATCCGGTACTCCAGGAAGCAGTAGCCGTTTCAGGTGAACAGGCCGCAAAGACTGTCGAGACCCTTCGCTACAACGTGCTCAAGGCGGCTACTAATGTGTTTTACGCCAACAGCGTTGCTGGACGGTCTGATGTTGTCGCCGTTATCAATCGAACTGATCAGAGGCGTATTGTACGTGCGCTGGAAAGGCAGGAAGCCCAGTTCGTCACGTCGATTGTTAAATCGACCCCTTCATTTAACACCGAGTCCATCCTTCCCGCTTATGTCGGCATAACCCATGTTGACGTTACAAGTGATATTCGTGGCATGACCGGTTTTACCTCTGTGGCTGATTACGGAAAGATCAGTGCCTGGGAGACCGAGATTGGTGCGTGTGAAGATGTTCGTTACATCAAGAGCACGATCTTTACACCTTACGATGACGCCGGTTCCGGTACGACCACCGGAAAGATCACTGACAGTGGTGTTGGATGTGACGTATACCCAGTAATGTATTTCGGGAAAGATGCTTACGGCATAATCGCGCTGAAAGGTAAGTTTGCGATTACTCCTGTCGTTATTAACCCCGTACCGTCGAAGTCCGATCCTTTGGGGCAGCGCGGATCTGTGTCGTGGAAAACCATGCAGACGACCGTTATCCTGAACGATGCGTGGATGGCTGTATACGAAGCAGCATGTACTGACTAAGGTAGGTATGTGTCTGTTGTGATAGATACACGTAGCTTGTCCATCTTGACCGGGCTACCTCTCACGCGGATAAGTTCAAGACAACACCTTTAAGGAGAAATAGATAATGGCTTATAAAAAATTCGATGATCCAAACATAGATGTGTCTCAAAAAGACGGTGAAGTTTACAAAGCATTCCCGAATGAGTCTAAGCGGAAAGCACTTGTCGGGGTTGGTAACAGAGTCCTCGGCGGAACTTCCGGTACATCGTCTGTCCTTGCAGGTTTGGGTACAGGTTCTACTGGTGGCGTGTCGGTTGGTAACCCGGTCCTTGCCAGTATTAATGGACGAATGGGGACCATTACAGCTCAGGCTGATCTTGAGCTTCCTGCCGGTACTCAGGCTGCAGCGACATACGTCAAGTATCTCGTGTCTTCCGGTTTCGGTTCTTCCGGAACCGTTACAGCTGGAAATGAAGGGACATCCGGAACCAAAGCATTCCTGCCTAACTTACCGGCTGGTCACGTCGCACTTGGTTATGTGCAGTACAACGCCAACGGTACACGCGGGTTCATTCGTACCAATAGTGTTCTGTCAGGCGTCGCAGCAGGAACCAACGGAACTGTCGGCGATTGGGAAGACCTGGTTAGCATACCCTTTACTGATTAATAGAATGGGGGGTGTAACGCTATGCCTGGATTCGGAATCTTTGGTAAGAAGAAAATGGCT